CAAAATGACTTTGCGTTATGGGTTGATGGCGTTGAAGTAGCAACTGATACAAGTGGAAATGCACCAAGTGGTTTAAACAGATTAGCTTTTGATAATGGTGCGGGTAATGATGTTTTCTACGGTAAATGTAAAGCACTAGCAGTATTTAATGAGGCTTTAAGTGATACAGAATTACAAAATTTAACAAGCTAATGAATAAGATAGGAAAATACGAATTTACAAACGAATCTACAGCTAAAAGTAAAATAGCTGCATTAGGCACTGCTACAGACGAAGATGGTAATACATACCCAACTCACAAGCATTGTATCGTTGAATTAGGTAATATTGTAATCATACCAGGTGATTATGATGAGAAAGGTAATGAACTTACAGCTCCAGTACTATCTGAGATGTATCACGTAGATGTATTGTGGAAAGATCTAACTATCAATGAAGATGGTGATTTAGATGGCGACCACGATGCTTGGGATAACTATAAGGTAGATATTGATGGCGAAGGTGTTCATAGCTTCTTAGGATTGTCCTATGCGGACATGAAAGTATAACAATTATTAATTAAATTAAATTATGGGAAAATCAATTGACTTGGCTGCTAAGCCAGAAAAAATCACAGACGAACAGTTAAAAGAGGTTCAGCAAGTAATCTCAACATCTAACCAAGTAAAAATAGAAGTTGGTAATATAGAAGCTAGAAAACACATGCTACTTCATGAGTTAGATATTATCAATAAAAAGATGGGTGAAATAAATAAAGCCTTAGAAGAAGAATACGGTAAGATGGATATTGACATCAACACTGGAGCAATAAACTACCCAGAAGATGAGCAAGCTGATTCGTAAAATTACAATAGGTAAAGATTATAAAATAGATGCTATGCATTACTCTGTAGGCCAAGAGGTCTATGGAGGGCATACTATCTGTGATATTGTAGAAGAAGAGGACAAGTACTCTGTATATATTAAAAAAAATAAAGATGTACTACCTTGGAAGGACTTTAATAAAAATATGGCTATATCTATAGAATATAATTTGCAATACTAATGCAATCATTAAATGATTATATAGTTAGGCCTAAGGGTCAAAGATATAATAACGCTATAGATGTTGGTGGTAAAAAGCTGATAATAAACACAGAGGTTTTTAATCATCAGTTTGTAAATAGAGAGGCTGAAGTTATAGCTATACCTAGAAATAACAAAGCTAACATTAAAATTGGTGATACTGTTATATTGCACCACAATGTTTTTAGAAGATGGCATAACATAAAAGGTGAAGAAAAAAATAGTAGAAGCTATTTTAAAGAAAACACTTATTTTATAAAAGAAGATCAAATATTCGCTTTCAAAGAAAATAATAAATGGAAGCCAATGAAAGGTTATTGTTTTATAAAGCCAATAAAAAATAAAGATATTTTTTCATCTGATAAAGAACAACCATTAATCGGTGTGGTAAAGCAAAGTGATGGAACAGTAGAAGTTGGAGATTTAGTTGGTTTTAGACCAAATAGTGAATATGAGTTTGTAATAGATGGAGAGCGACTTTATAGAGTATTATCTAGTTTTATAACAATTAAATATGAATATCAAGGAGACGAAGAAGAGTATAATCCAAGCTGGGCATAAAGCTGTTGAAGAGTTAATCAAAGTAGCTCAAGAGCAAATTATTACTCACAGCGAAGATGATGTATCTGCAGATAGACTAAAGAATGCTGCGGCTACAAAAAAGCTAGCTATATTCGATGCTTTTGAAATACTTAATCGTATTCAAGAAGAAGAAAACTTATTAAGTGGCAAAGAGCCTGAGGAGAAAAAAGAAAGAGTGTTTAAAGGGTTTGCTGAAGGAAGATCTAAATGAGTTACGAGCAAAGTCTATATAAGATAATTGAACCTATAAAGATCAATACTATCAAAAGACTTAACAAGTCTAGAAAGTGGGATTATGGCTACAACAAAGAAAATGATGTTGTAGTAATATCTAAGACCGGGCAAATAGGTGATGTATATGAAATACAAGGTTTAAAAATAGCTTTACCTAAAACGCCTGAAAATGCTCATAAGTTTGATAAAGACAAGTGGGGTCAATTAGATAAGCCAGATGTTCTAAAAAAAATAAAAACAATATTCGACTGGAAAGCGTATCCAGAGGAGCAAAAAGATCAATGGTACGATTATATAGATGAGGAATTTAAAAGGAGAGACGAAGGTTTCTGGTTTCAAAATGCTGGTGTTCCAACTTATATTACAGGAACTCATTACATGTACCTCCAGTGGAGCAAAATAGACGTTGGCGCTCCGGATTTTAGAGAAGCTAACAGACTGTTCTTTATATTTTGGGAAGCCTGTAAAGCTGATAAACGATGCTACGGTATGTGTTATTTGAAAAATAGACGTTCTGGTTTTTCGTTTATGAGTAGTGCTGAAACCGTTAACTTAGCTACTATATCGAGTGACTCTAGATATGGTATACTATCGAAAAGTGGTGCTGATGCAAAAAAGATGTTTACTGATAAGGTTGTACCTATATCAATAAACTATCCTTTTTTCTTTAAACCAATACAAGATGGTATGGATAGACCAAAATCCGAACTAGCATATCGTGTACCAGCGAGTAAGTTTACTCGTAAGAAAATAGAGGTTAACGAACAGCTAGAAGAGATCAAAGGTCTAGATACTACGATTGACTGGAAGAACACTGGTGACAACAGTTATGATGGTGAAAAACTTTCTCTACTTGTGCATGATGAAAGTGGTAAGTGGGAAAGACCTGATAATATACTTAACAACTGGCGAGTTACAAAAACTTGTCTTAGATTAGGTAGTAGAATTATCGGTAAGTGTATGATGGGGTCAACAAGCAATGCTCTTGACAAAGGTGGTGATAATTTTAAAAAGTTATATAACGATAGTGATGTAACGCAAAGAAATAAAAATGGTCAAACAAAATCTGGTTTATATGCTTTGTTTATACCAATGGAATGGAACTTTGAAGGTTTTATTGACGAGCATGGACGACCTGTCTTCACTACTCCTGGAACAGACGTTTATGGACCAGACGGTGAATTAATAGATATTGGTGTAATAGATCATTGGGAGAACGAAGTAGAAGGATTAAAAAGTGATCAAGATGCTTTAAACGAATTTTATCGTCAGTTTCCAAGAACTGAAGAGCACGCGTTTAGAGATGAAACAAAAAATAGCTTGTTTAACTTAGTAAAGATATACGAGCAAATAGATTACAACGAAGGTGTTAACAACTCCTCTAATATATCAACTGGAAACTTCCAGTGGGCTAATGGAGTTAAAGATACTCAAGTTGTATTCTACCCAGACCCAAAAGGACGGTTTAAAATAAGCTGGATACCAAATCAAAACCTACAAAATAATATAGTTATAAAAAATGGAATTAAGTATCCTGGGAACGAGCATATGGGCGCTTTTGGCTGCGATAGTTATGATATTAGTGGTACTGTTGATGGTAGAGGATCCAACGGATCTCTTCATGGACTAACCAAGTTTAGTATGGAAGACGCTCCTGCTAATCAGTTTTTTTTAGAATATATTGCTAGACCACAAACCGCTGAAATATTTTTTGAAGACGTATTAATGTCATTAGTATTTTACGGTATGCCATTACTCGCTGAAAACAATAAACCAAGATTATTATATTATCTTAGAAGAAGAGGATATAGAGGATTTAGCATGAATAGACCTGATAAAGTTTGGAATAAGCTGTCTGTTACCGAAAAAGAAATAGGTGGTATGCCAAACTCAAGTGAAGATATAAAGCAAGCTCACGCTGCGGCTATTGAAATGTATATCAACGATCACGTTGGTCATTTAGGTGACGGTAACTATGGATCTATATATTTTAATAGAACTTTAAATGATTGGGCTAAATTTGATATAAACAAACGTACTAAGTTTGATGCATCTATAAGTAGTGGTTTAGCTATTATGGCTTGCAACAGGCATATGTATAAACCAAATGGTAATATAACTAGACAAAAACTAAACATAAACTTTGCTAGATACGAAAATGGTGGAGTTTTTTCTAAAATAATTAAAAATTAAATATGGCTGAGTCAGTACATAGAAATTTTCCAAGTCAAGTAGTTAGCGATTTTGAAAAAGCTAGTTACGAATACGGTTTAAAAGTAGCGAAAGCTATAGAAGCCGAGTGGCTCGATAAAACAACAAGCAACAAGCTTGGAACTTATAGAAACAACTTTCACAACCTTAGGCTTTACGCTAGAGGTGAACAAGCAATACAAAAATATAAAGACGAGTTATCTATTAATGGTGATTTGTCTTACTTAAACTTAGACTGGAAGCCGGTACCTATTATACCTAAGTTTGTAGACATCTTAGTTAATGGTATGGCTGATAGAGATTATGAGATAAAAGCATATTCTCAAGATCCTTACGGAGTTAGCAAAAGAACTGAGTACATGGAGTCTATACTAAAAGACATGCGTACTAAAGACTTTAATGATGCTGCTTTACAAAACTTCAATATAGATCTTTACCAAAACGACAGAGAAACTTTACCTGACTCTGAAGAAGAACTTGCTTTGCATATGCAGCTTAACTACAAGCAAGCTGTTGAAATAGCAGAAGAGCAAGCTATAAGCGTATTACTTGAGGGTAATAACTATGAATTAGTAAAGAAAAGATTATTTTACGATCTAGCTGTATTAGGTATAGGCTGTGTTAAAACAACGTTTAATACATCTGAAGGTGTTACAGTTGATTATGTAGATCCAGCTAACTTAGTATACTCTTATACTGACTCACCGTATTTTGAAGATATATATTATGCTGGTGAAGTTAAAAGTATACCTATTAACGAGCTAGTTAAACAGTTCCCTTGGTTGAGTCAAGAAGAGTTAAAAGAAATTCAGCAAGACGCCATGATATACGAAAAAGGTAAAGCTTATCGTATGAATGACCGAGACAAGAACAAAGTTCAAGTTCTTTATTTTAACTATAAAACTTACACTAATCAAACATACAAAATTAAAGAGGTTGGTAGTGGTGCTGAAAAAGTTATAGAAAAAGACGATAGCTTTGATCCGCCTATAGATAAAGAAGGTAACTTTAATAAACTACAGAGACAAATAGAGTGTTTGTACGA